AGGATAATTTACACCAACAACCGCATCTTTTACCTTATATACTTTGCCATCCTCACCTCTGCATATATCAGATGTCTTATGGTCTAATGTAGCTAGTATCCGATATTGTTCTACTCCATCCTCTTCATACCCTCTAAGAGTTGCTTGTTCCATTATGAAAGACCCTTCTGTATGGAGCAACCTATAAGCATCAAACTCTTTGGATCCAAATTTCTTAGCAAAATCTTTTGATAATGTACTAGGATTTTTCCCTTGAATTATCATAGTTGTTATTGACTCATTTAACTGCTGTAGCATATGGTCTTTTTGCTTCCATATCCTTGTTGAATAATTAGCCCCATTAAAAGGATATTTAATTAATTCTTCAATCACTCTTGAATCTATTTGTGCAAATTCTTGGTGGAATCCGTGATATTGGTCTATATTAAACCAGGTCTGATAATAGGTATCTGTATAAACATCTTTTAGAAGTTCTTCTCCCTTATACTGATATTCTACTGTATATAGCTGTTGAAGTATGGCATCTATTTGCTTTTCTAATGCTTCATACCTTGTCATTCTGGCTTTAATACTCATGTTATTTAGCTCAAGATTATACATCCCTACTACTTTATCAATTCTTTCTATGAAATCTTTTAAATCTTCTATTTCTGCTCTTGAAAGCAATTTTTGAGCATCTGCATATGAAACTCCATTTTCTTCTGCATATTTAACATAGAAATCATTGATGACCGATTGCATTTCTCTTCTTGCCTGTTTAAAGGCTCTTTCTAATCCTTTGTAATAATCCTTTATTTTCATTTCCCCAGCAAGATATTTTTGTTCCTGCCTTATCTCCCAATAAGATTTATTAGACATTATTCATCACCCTCTTCACCTTCTTCCTTTTCAAACATTGGAGTTTCATCTGATTTATTTTCCTTTTTAATCTGCTTTATCTCTTCATCCACATCATCTACCCATGGATGATTTTCTATTATCTTCTTATCCGATATGATTCCCTGACTATTCTGACAGTCTGTGATGGTCTGAGATTTATTTATAGCAATATCTCTATTAAAAGTTATCTCTACGTCTTTATCAGATACTGGCTGTTTTGTAATCTCTAAATATATATCAACAAATCTCATTAATTCCTCAAATCCCCACTTAAACCAACCCTCTAGCGCATCACATTTAAGGTCTAATCCACTGTAGATAAATTTTAATGCTATTCCGGATTGATTGTTTCCTAACTTGTCTGAGTTTTTATCAACTCCTTGTCCAAAGTCAAATATATCCTTTTTGAGAGTGTTGTAATGTTCCTTAGCCGCTTCAATGTTAATATTGTTTTCAATCTTATCTACTCCTGTATCATCATCTGCATCAATTAAAATCCCATGATAATAAGCTAAATCTCTTACAAACTCCGCCAAGCTTTCTCCAGTATATCCTTTCAATATATAGACTATATTCTTGATTTCTTCTAGCAGATTTGCAACATCTGATCTAGTTAAATCATAGTTATCGATTAGAGTTTTAATAAATTGTAAATCAGGTAACTCATAGTCATTATTCTTAAAATAAATAAATGGTATTCTTCCCCAACTAGAAGGAGTACCATTTATCTTGAAATGCCCATCATAGGAATTATTATCGTCTAAATACATCTCTGCATCAAGAAATACATTTCCATCACCATTCTTGACATAATAGACTACATTTTCATGGGTCCAGTATTCTATTTTAGTTACATATTTCTTTTCTTTCCCCTCATAAACTTCAACTTCATAATACCTTATAATTGCTTGAAGTTCTTCATGATCATTATCAGTCCATATAGGTATTATTTGTTCCGAAGGTATTTTAAGCATCTTAAATTGACCTTCCGGATTTATATAGACATGTAACCATGCAATTCCTTTATTGCTTGCTTCATTCCCCAGCTGGGAGAGTCTCTTTTGAAATCTCCGGCCAAGTACTTCCTGCACCCTGTCCAAATAATCTCCATCTTCGCAGGTTAGAGTAATAGGTTTTAGTAATAAGTAGTTGACTTTATCATCCACTAGGGTATGCATAAACCCATGAGCAAGTTTATTATTTGCCTTAGTTTCATCCTCTACTGGCTGTTCATTCTCATACCGGTACATTTTACGATTAAGGATGTCGTTCTCTACTTTGTAATAACTTTCACCTTTAGTCATAAGTTTACGTTCTTTAGAACCCTCAAATTCATCAATATATATTTTTATTATTTCTTCTGTACTCAAAATATTAATACTGTTATTGAATTTCATTGTTTCACCTCTTTACTTTAGGAATTGAATTCCTTTACCTCTTGCTAATATTGTGTAACAAAAATACCTGACTGCATCCATGCAATGGTCATATTGCTTGACTGGTTTATCTTCACCTTTCTCAGATGCTTTAATATCCCAAATATATGAATTAAACTCTAATATAGTATTCTTACAACCCTCATAAAAAGCTATCTTTTCTTGATTTAATAATGTAGCAACAAATCTAATACCATCAAGCACATCGTTTTTAGCCTTCTTAATTTTGTATCCTCTCTTTTTAAGCTCTGCAATAAAGGATGCTGCACTTGGATCTATTA